CCTGGAACACCAGAAATCCCATATAGTCCACCAACACCTGGAACACCAGAAATTCCATATAGCCCTGGAACACCTGGAACACCAGAAATCCCATATAGTCCACCAACACCTGGAACACCAGAAATTCCATATAGCCCTGGAACACCAGAAATTCCATATAGTCCAGCAACACCTACTACTCCAACAATTATGAATACACCAACTTATTCTGGTACAAAACCAACACCAATTCTTTCTCATGTTTCGGATATTGGTGCTATTGATGTGCATCAATTGTTGGTGGATAATTTTTGGAATATCCGACCTGCTACTGGATTGGGTAATACTTTCCCAGAAAACCCAACAGTAGCAGGTTATAAAGTAATTCCCGGAAGATTATTATTACCTATACAAATTAAATTGCTACAAACATATCAAAAACAAGGAATATTATTAAGTGACAATTTAAATGCAGCTCTTAATAATTCTATCAGAGCTGGCGTTCCATCAAAAGGTGATGTATATATAAATATTAAAACATATACAGATGTAATTAATATTTTTAAAGGTGACCCAGTATCTAGAGTTTCTGGAGTACCATATCATTATACATTATCCTTGGGTGTTATACCCGGAAGTCTTATCAATCATACAATTCCAAATATTAAAGTATCAGCAAATCCAGATCCTTCGGACATTATACCACCAGAATATGTATTATGAATAATATAGATAAAACATTAAATAATTTATTCAATCTCCCTGTGATTGAAGGTGAATTTATGACTGAAAATCAAACGATTATACCTATAAATAATTCATTAGAATCGGATTGTGATAACACTAGAGATAATTTATATCAGTTATTACAAACAGGACAAGATGCTTTAGAATCCGCATTGGAAATAGCCAAAGATTCGGAAAATCCAAGAGCGTTTGAGGTGGTAGGAAATCTAATAAAACAATTATCAGACATAAACCATCAAATAATAGATATACACGCTAAAAGGCAAAAACTAGAACCAAAAGAAGGAATGACGAATATTACCAATAATAATGCCATTTTTTGTGGTTCAACTGCGGAATTGAATACTATGATAACTAAATTAACTAAAGGCGAATAAATTATGGCTTTACCAAAACAATCTACTCCAATATATTCTGTTATTATTCCATCCACAGATGAAAGAATTAGATTTACACCATTTCTAGTTAAGCAAGAAAAATCATTATTAATTGCTCAACAATCAGAAGATACTATTATAATGTTAGACACTTTAAAATCTATTATTGAAGAATGTGTAATTGATAAAATTGATATTTCATCATTAGCAATGTTCGATATTGAATATTTAATGCTTCAATTACGTGCTAGATCAATGGGTGAAATTGTAGAACTATTATTCTCGTGTGATGTATGTGATGACCCCAAAGCGAAGGTGCAAATATCTTTTGATCTTACTAATATACAAGTAAAGAAAGACCCTATCCATTCTAAATTAATAAAATTATTTGATAATGTTGGGGTTATGATGAAATATCCAGGAATTAATGATATAAAGAAATACGAAACATTGGATTTAGAAAATATTGACAATATTTTCACATTAATAATTAATTCTATAGATTATATATACGATGATAAAGAGGTTTTTCATTCTAAAGATCAAACTAAAGAGGAATTACATGATTTTATTAATAATCTAACACAATTACAATTCCAAAAACTGAGAGAATTCTTTGAAACGATGCCAAAATTAAGGCAAGATGTAAGATATACATGCCCAGTATGTAAATTAGATCATAATAAATATTTAGAAGGTATAGACACTTTTTTTTAGTATGCCTTTGTTCTGATACTTTAGCTAATTTCTATAGGATGAATTTCGCATTAATGCAATATCACAAATATTCACTAGTTGATATTGAGAATATGATACCATTTGAAAGAGAGATTTATGTCGCTATGCTGGCTGCATATTTAGATGAAGAGAAACAAAGGCAAGAAACAAAATAACTTTTTATTAAGGAAAGATAATGCAAGATTTACTTCAAAAACAGGCCAATGCAATAACGGATACCCGTATAAACCCAACATTTGAAGATAAATCTAACCCTTCAAATAAAATAACAAATTTGGGTAGTATTTCATCAAATATTAGTATTATATCCGATAGTATTAAAGAAATACCAAAATTAATAAGAGATGATACTAATTCCACACAAATAGAGTCTGATAAATTAGATAAGTTTAATAATCAGCATATAGCCGAATTAAAAAAAATATTGATTGCTGTTGAAAAAATATCATTACAACCACACTATATATCTGATACTAAAGAAAGCAATATATCATTACAACCAAAAGTTTTATCAGTAAAAGACAAATTCAAAAGTATAATAGGTATCAGTAAAAAAATTAATAGATATGATAATAGTATTATCAAAAATATCGTTCCTAATATATCTCCAAAATATAAAGACAGATTGACAGAAAACACCAATCTAGCAGTTAACCCAGTAGCAGTTAACCCAGTAGCAGTTAACCCAGTAGCAGTTAACCCAGTAGCAGTTAACCCAGTAGCAGTTAATCCAGTAGCAGTTAATCCAGTAGCAGTTAATCCAGTAGCAGTTAATCCCGTAGCAGTTAACCCAGTAGCAGTTAATCCCACTGTTAATCCAGTAGCAATTAATCCCACTGTTAATCCAGTAGCAGTTAATCCCACTGTTAACCCAGTAGCAGTTAATCCAGTAGCAGTTAATCCCACTGTTAATCCAGTAGCAGTTAACCCAGTAGCAGTTAATCATACAGTTAACCCAGTAGCAGTTAATCCAGTAGCAGTTAACCCAGTAGCAGTTAATCATACAGTTAACCCAGTAGCAGTTAATCCAGTAGCAGTTAATCCCGTAGCAGTTAACCCAGTAGCAGTTAATCCAGTAGCAGTTAATCATACTGTTAATCCAGTAGCAGTTAATCCAGTAGCAACTAATTTATCATCTGTTAAAGAAATAACTCCAAATGTTGATGCAATGGATAGATCTACAATGTCTATAAAATCAGTCGCTAAAACTCTTATTAAAGATATAAAACCTGCTATCGATAGCAATTTAAATAATTCTCTTGAAAATAAATTAGAAGCTGAATCAGCCCAACGCAAATTCGAATCTAATGAAATATCATTAATGGAGAATCAAAATAAAATATTAACAGATAGTTTAATTATTCAAAAGAAGATATTAGAGAAAATGGATTTGTTAAAAAGTGACAATTCACAACAACAGGCAGTATGTTGCTGCGGGGATAATAATACCCCAAAAGGTCTTTTTAATAGAGAACCAGTAGAAAAGAAGAAACCCAGTGTTAGTGATAACAAATCAGATAAATTGAGTAAAGATTCTGTAGATAAGGTAAAAAAGAAAAGAATGTCATCGGGAAAATTTGGAGCAGCGTTAGATGTTGTATCCACTGCCGCTGATGTTGCTTCTATAGCTACAAATAATTCAGGCCAATCTAATGTTATAGAAAACATCTCAACTGCGGCAGATCTTGCTTCTACTGCGGTGGATTTGATTCCAAATCGCACCCCATCTACAACTGGTACTGGTATATTGGAAAGGGGTACAAAATTTTTAAATAAAATTCCCGGTGCTAGTATTGCAAAAAATGCCTTTAGTATGGTTTCAAAAGTGGCAGCCCCACTTGCTATAGCATCTGGAGCTATAGCATCCGCAGATGTATATAATTCATCATTTGGTGCTGGGGAAAAGGAAGTATTATTGAAATTAGTTAAAGAAAAGGCTATTGATTATAACTTTTCAGATTCGGAAGTATTAAATTGGAATAAAATAGAATCACTACCCAAAGAAGATTTAGAGAAATTAATTAGTGTAGATAAATTTAATAACATAGATACCAATAGATTTAGAGAAATAATAAAACAAAAAGATATTAAATCTATAGAAGATCACAAAGTTAAAGATGTCAAAAAAGATAATAACCTCAATTCTACAAGAGAATTGACCCAAGAAGTAGTTAAGCCAGAAACAACTAAACTAACAAAATCTGATACAATTAAACCAGAAGCGTTAAAAAAACTATCTGAAGAATCTGATGTTAATAGAATAAAAGATAGATTAGTTACAGAACACATTAAAAAGGGAGACAATGTTGCAGTAATGGATGCAAAATCTATATCAGATACATCATTGTTGAAACCCAAGTCTAATGAAAATAATGTGCCACATATTTCAGAATTATCTAGGAAAACGTCGATAGCACAACCCGAAGATATTAAGTCTAATAAAGAAAATATAAATGATACTTTCAAATATACAGCATATACTCATACAGTAAACTTAAATAGTTCAAATACTGAGGATAGTATTAGACCTTTTGAAGCATATATAGACATATCAAAACTAGATCAAAAAATTAAAACTAAATTAGAGAGTATGGTAAATAATACAGCGCCTATGTATTATAATAAACTAGAAAAAAGCTCAATTACAAGTGGTGATTTTGAAAAATTAGATAATCATAAAATGGCAATCGCACATGCTGAATCCGATGCTATAAAACAATTATATAAAGACAATAACAACCACCCTATATCTGGGATAAAAATAAATAGTAATGTGAGTTCTCATATCATATCTACTCCAGAAGGCATTAAACCAATAGGCATTAAATCAGAAGCTGTTACTCCAGAAGGTATTAAACCAGAAGCTGTTACTCCAGAAGGTATTAAACCAGAAGCTGTTACTCCAGAAGGTGTTAAACCAGAAGCTGTTACTCCAGAAGTTGTTACTCCAGAAGGTGTTAAACCAGAAGGTATTAAACCAGAAGCTGTTACTCCAGAAGGTATTAAACCAGAAGGCATTAAACCAGAAGGCATTAAACCAATAGATATTAAACCAGAAGCTGTTACTCCAATAGATATTAAACCAGAAGGTATTAAACCAGAAGGTATTACTCCAAAAGATATTAAACCAGAAGCTGCTAATGCAAAATTAGAATCATCTTTTGTAGCAGGAATTCATGTTGTAGATGGAAAATCATTAACTCCAGAACAAGTTATGATTACCGATGTTGCTAAACAGATGGGAAATAAAACTAATCCAAAAATTCAAAAAGGATACGATTTAGCAAAGGGTGTTAATCCTATAAGCATCTTGCCTGAAATAACTCCACAATCTATTGAGCCTAAGATTACTCAAGTAAAAAGTGATAACATTTCTAAAATAGATCCAAATGTTGCTAATATTATATATGGGAAATCCGCAGAAAATATACCAAATGGAAAAAATACTGGAGATACTATAATCAATAATAACAATGTAACTACACCTATTAATAATGTGTCCAGTGTGTCGGACAATAGTATACCATATAGCATTAGAAATGAAGAATCCTCTATTAATAAATTATTTGCATCAAGATTACAATTCTATTAAACAAAAAAAAGGGCATATATTTCTATATACCCTTTTGTATTATTTTACATCAATCTGCTTCTGAAATACTTTGAAAATAGGCTAGGATATCTAAATTCTCATCAACCTTTTCAACTGATTTTGGTGAAGGTGCTGGTGAAGATTTGGGTTCTTCAAAATTAACAGTAGATGCTCGTGATGATAATGCTGAAGCATTAGGAACACTTTGAGTATCTGTATTAAGCACATCTGCTAATTTGCGACTAAGCTCCTCATAAGTTTTAAATTGTTTACGGGAAATCAATTCTTCTAAATCGTGTCTTTTATTAGCACAAGATATTAATTTATCTTCATCACCATCAAATAGTTCTGATTGAGAGTCCCATGTTGATTTGTCATAACTTGGCCATCCATCTACTTGTCTAATTTTGAGTCTGAAATTACAACCTTCCCACCAGTCAAAAGCATTAATAGGTTTTTCATCTGCAAATGTAGGCTTTGCTAGATCAGTCAAACTGTCAAAGATTTTTTTACCAAATGTAAACAATTTCACTTGGCCATCATTTTCTGGATGAGCTGGATCACTAATAACTAGAATATTACAAGTATATTGGAGTCGTCTCTTTTGTTTACGAGCAATTTCTTTATCACTTTCAACACCAGAGTTCCAGAGTTTTGCGTTCAATTCGGATAATGGATCAGCTTCCTGAATAGTTGTAAGACTGTTTTCAATATACCAACGACCTGTTGGGCCTTGAAATCCATGGTTGTACATTTTAATCCAAGGGATATTATCATCATTAATAGCTGGCAGGAACCTAATAACAGCAGACCCATTTCCAATTTTATCGCGAGTCAATTTCCAAAATCTGTCGTCTTTAAAATCTTTAGACGATGAAGGATTAGTTGCTTTTTCAAATTCTGCTGCGATGTTGCTGAAATCAGATTTTCTATTTCTACTTGCTCTTAAGCTTTGAATATCCATTTATAACTCCAATTGTTTACGATTAATTTACGATTGTACTAACGATTTTTTACTACTTTAAAACTTAGATTTAGTAATTATATATGCACGATAATACCCTCAGTTTAGCTTATATTGTTGATGATATCATCAACAACTTGAAATCATGTACTACAAAACACATTATACAGTAAGATGTCCTATATGTCAAGTAATGATATATATATTTTCACTTTCTCCATATTAAATTTCTTTAATTTAACTATTATCAATAGATTCCTACAGTTTTCTATTCTTATAAACAGCAATATGTGTAGGAGCATACTAACTCTAGTAATTCTACTATCAATTACAAGGAATCGATGAGACCGGATTCTATGGATGTCACTAAAGCATCTAATCTATTATTTCGTCAACAAATGGTGATTGTTCAAGAATCAATCGTATCTTATCTTGAGGGTATTTAACAAACCTATCTAGTTTTTTAATTATCAACAAATCTTGACCCCATATCATTTTAAGAGTTGTTTCCCATTTTTCAAGGAACGGTATAAACTTGTGTAGAATATATAATGATTCAATACTAATTGCATCACCCAAATACATCTTAAATATTTCAGGAATATCTTTGCTGTTATCCAACATATCAAAACAAGAAATATCTTTTTTTTCCATAACTAATAATACTTTGTCTATATCATTCTTAAAAGTATTGGTTATACTATGTCTTCTGCGATTCCAAAGAATAAAGTTAGATTCAGAAGATGCTATATTAAATATAGGATCGTTCTTATATGCTCTATTAGACACAAGGAACTGGATTGATTCAGCATCAGTTTCAAACTTTCTAGCAATAGCATTATAGATGTTATAATCTCTTCTTGCTAAAAAGTTCTCAAGAGATACTCCATTAGTCTTGCCGTTATAGTCAAACAGATTATACTTTTCAGTTGTAAAATGCAATTTTACTGCTCTTTCATATTTAAAAAATGTATATCCAGTAATCATATTACATCAGAAGTTGTAAATCTGGGTAGCTTACCTTCTTCTTGTAATTCAATTTCTATTTTATCTTTTAAACATTGACTAATTTGTGGAACTACTTCTATAGGATCAATAAAATTATCCTTGCAGAATTCAAGAATGGCATCTAATCTAGTAATACGTTTTTGTACTGATAAATTTTCAATAAAGAATGAAAATTCTAATACATCATCTGCCTTATTGGAATTATTAGGTGTTATTAATTTGTTGATCATATTTGCAATATTCATAAAATCTCCAATGTTAAGACAATCTGTTGATATAGTAAGTACATGCCCTATAATTATCCATTACAGATATATATTCCTCATATTTATCATTATAAGGTTTTCTTATATCACTATAATAAGATGATTTATTTAAAATAGAATTACTGTATGTTAAATTAAAATCTGTAAACCATTTATCTAAAATGTATTTAGATACTTCAATTGAAGATAATATCTTTATCAATTTATGTTTTTCTTTTAGAGCATAAAGTATAGATAATTCCTTTATAGTCATTTTTTAATCCCCTTTAGTGAAAAAACATATTATACACGAATTAGAATATTAAACAAGCTTTATTGGAAAATGTTTTAAGAAGAGAAAGCAACTGATCTACTTAACCCACTACAGATATATTATAAGCTCATTTTGAACAAAAGTCAACCCCAAAAACAAATAAATATTATTTAACATGGATGACAATGAAAACATTTTCAAAAGAGATTTATCCAACGAAGGCCAATAATCCAGAACATACAGATTTAATTGATGCTTATAATATCGGACATTCTGCTAATGATCAAGCTGCTTCTAAATCATGATGTACTGATTAACCAACACCATTACAATTCGGGAGTGAATCGTTCATTTATATCCCAAAGGGATTAGAACCTAAAAACTATTAATGCGTATATTGTATTTAAAAATGTTGTCACTAGGCTTAAAAGCAGATAAAGAAATGATAATAACATTAAAGGGATAAAAAATACAACCTATTGATACTTATGGATTAAGCAGAGATAAAGGCATTTAAATTACATTTTATAAAAACTGACCCATACATTTGTACTGATTATACAATTTAAAGTGATTTATGGCTTATAAGTTGTTGATAGTAAAGGGGTTAAAAAGTAGTTTTTTGGTGAGTTGGGGCTTTTTTTGAGGTAGAATTATAGGCAATAAAAACCCCCGTTTACCTAGATATTCGGGGGTAATTACTTTAGCTAGATTGTTTTTTTAATGATTGATAAAACCAATGATGTCCCAAATGTATACCTTTCTTATGTCTTTTATTCAAATGACTATCAAATGAATCAAGAATTCCAATTGGGTTTCTAACATTACCATTTAAAATATCCGACGCTAGATGATAGAATTCATCTTTATCGTCTGATGGGACTTTTTTAGAGGTATATTGCCCCCTTATTACTTTGCAAACAGGTTTATTAAATATTTGTTTAGATCTAGTTATAATAGTTTGACCTACAGCAATTTGTCCGAGTCTAGATTCCCCTCTAGATTCCGAATAAATTGTTTCTGCCATACATTTAATATCGTTGTTAGTATTAGGTATATATTTTTTGATATTATTACTCACTACAGCATGGTTATCTTTAGCAGTATTATTGTGATTGTTTTTCTTAACATGAGTTCCATTCTGAGCATACGATGCAGAATTGAAAGCCATACACAAGATCAATAAAAGTGATCGCATGTAAAATACTCCTTTATTTCAGTTACATTATATAAAAAAGTCATATAACGCTTCCCTTATATCGGTATATATCCATTGCTAATTGGTTGATATATTTGGGACGGCACTTCAGTTGTCTTATAGGCATTCTCCGGTAATTAATAATTATACCACTTGATTCTATATAATCCATTTACCCATACTGATTATCCTGAAGCATTCCTTATGGTAAAATATAAAACCAAGTAATATAGTTATTTATATAAAAATTTAATATCCTTTCACTTTCCTAAATTCAGATCGTGCTTCAATAGCGGGTAACATCCAATCCTTAGTTTTTTCAACAAAAATTTGAGGATTTTCATCATCTACAGCAATTAAAATAACAATTTGCTCGGGCATAGTAGTTTTAGTCATCTCTGAATACATCATTGAATAGAAGGCTCCTTGTAAAAAATAGGAAGAAATCCACTCCTTCTTTTTTAACTTCCCAGATGTCTTAAAATCAATAACAGACAATACACCTTTATAGTTTGCTATGCAATCAGTTGTTCCCGCGATTTCAAGTTTGTGTGAAAATAACATTGATTCTAAACAAAATATATTATCAATGTCATCTAAAATGGGTTTAAATCCCGTCCACATTTCAGTATCATACATACCAAGCTTGACTTCTTCATTATTTAAATAGACTTCACATAATGTATGTATTCTAGTCCCCCGAGAAGATGCTCTATTGGAAATCCTATTAGCTTCTTCTTCTCCAACTTTAGCTCTCCAAGCTTTTATTGATTCAATAGAACCTAACGATGTTACAGTAGTTACAGATGGATACTTCTTCCCATTGGGGGTTACATATAACCTTTTACCATCTTCATTGATTCTAGACATCGTTGGGAGGTCTAATTCCATATGATTAAACATTATCATTGTACCTCAATAATTCATCTTCAGATAAAGGCAATCTTAATCCTGATTCTAAAACCTCTAATTGGATGTCTGTTAAATTAAGATCCGTTAAAAGCTCATATAATTCACCTTTATCAATTTTATCAAAGATTTCAATAAAATATTCAAACAATTCTTGCTCATTCATATAAAGTTCCTTAAATTGATGATAGTTATTTACTTAGAATTGGATAATAAGATTCAATAGCATGTTTAAAAAATGTAATCATTGTATCGTCGGTCTTCATAACCATAGCATACCGATCCCCATATGCTAAAATGCCGGTATATTCATAGCCCGACATAAGAGTAATAGTCACTGGAATTTTATTATCAATAAACTCCTGGATATGTTGATCATGACCATTCATCTGAAGCGCATATGGGATTTTAGGTTGCTTTGGTGGTTGAGGAGACTTAATCTTTTTTTCTTGCTTAGGTCTAGGTGATCCTTGCTTAGGTCTGGATCCATTTTCAGATTTAAGGATATTTCCTGTTACCTGGGTGGTTTGTCTGGGAGTTTTTAATGACAGAATGGGTCTATTTGTAGTTTCCATGATATAATTCCTATTAATTTTCAGGTAAATCGGATAAAAATAATGCCAATCTTTTTTTATACTCTTTTTCTAACTTGCGTTCTTTAATAATTTCAAGCATAGCTTCCCGATGAACTATTGCTGTATCTGTAACAAGAAATAGTTTAAAAATATCAAAAACACCATGTTCATCAGTAAGGCTATGGATAATATGTTGATTCTGTAGATTTAACATATATGTCATAACATGATCCATTTGCTCTTTTAGCCAAGTATGTGAATCCATTAATTCTTCCAACACCTCATCTAAAGATCTAACACCATCAATATTTAGATATCCATCTAGCATCATTTCATCTTTGTATAGTAGTATTTTTTCATATGCTGATTTATTGCGATCTTTCATTAAATACCCCAGACCATTTTTTAAGTTTCCAAATTTTAGCGGCCTTTGCTAAATTTACTTCACGTTCACTTACAACATCACAATTCATTAATATTTCAATCATCGCCAAAAGATCCCCCAATTCTTCTTCTAAGTGTGCTTTATTGGATAGATTATTCCATTTAGTATCCATGCCAAATCTAAATACCTTTGAGATCGCTTGGCTAACTTCTGCACATTCTTCTTGTGTAATTAACAATGCTTCATTTATATTCATAACATTCATAATATATATTTTCACTTAATTGTTGATGAAGTGTATATTTTACATTATTTAAAGCAATTGTCAAGATCTAAATTGCAGTGATTGCTAAATTGGCTGTGTAAATGGCAGCATCAATATACACTCTTAATTCCTCCTTATCCTGTAATTCTTTGGCACTGTTTGTAATTAAAGCATCTAATTGAATATCACTAATCAATTCATTAAATTCTGATATATCAATTTTATGAGTATTATATAATTCAGTTATTCTAATTGTCTCAGATATTGCATTAGTCACTTCAATGGATGTGGGTTTTAATCCAGACAAGGTTGTCAATATGTCTTGTAATATCATTTAGATTTAGCTCCTAATACTGTTTGAATGTTTTTTGCAGAATGCTCAATCAATGTAATTTTTTCCTTGCAATATGTTGCTGATACTGGAATGTCTGAATTATATCTTAATGATAGACCTTTAATCTCAGACAATAAGTTTGTAGACATTTGGACGGCATCTGTATTGTTGGGATATATTGCTGTATAGTTCTTAAATTCAGTAGCTTTTAGTAAAAGATCATCACTGAATTTTTTAATGTTATTTGGATTATTGCATTGACTAATACTAATTTCAGCTAACGCGCTTATACTCGTGATGATTTGATACTCCATTGGGTCATATTTTGGTATTAAATATGCATCTAATACAGCACAGCTGGAAATAGATATTGCTGCTATTGCTATTATCATTTTTTTTTTCATTTATATACCTTAAAGATTTGATGTTTTATCTAAACAAGATCCCGGAGTTCTCTCATGGATGCGATTTAATACTTCTTTGAAATTTCCACCTTTATTAAGACCACCTTCCATCCTAATTGCGCTACAGACTACACCACCCGATATTACTAATTCTAGTAGAGGGTTATTTAATTTAAATTCCGTCAATTCAGACATTTTCATTACTTTTTCAGTAATGTCATTTGTGATAATATTTTTAAAATCATATGTTGGCAAATTATACTCCCAGATAAGAATTAGATTTAGGGTTTAGAAATTTACCTTTAGTCGCATCATAATATAATACTATACCAGATTTCCTAAATGGCCCAATCAAATTGAGGTTTTCTTTTTGCATATATCCATCTAAGCTAATACAATTATTGTTTGTTTCTGCTTTCATCGGTTGATAATGGTAGTTCATATAAATCCTCACAATCAGTAGGTGTTTTCTTTCCAAAGATAATATCCCAGTTGTCATCATATTTCTTTTTATCTGTAGGTCTCTGTGCAGACCCCTTTCCATTCTGTGCAGTATTTTGTTTCATTATCCCTCTTGTGTGATTATTGCTACATTAATATCATCAATTTTATTGTCACGATCTGTATAAAATTTATACAGTTGTACACATCTTGCAAATTGGATTGGGTGATGGATGTGACTGGGTAATGTCCCAAACATTTCTAACAACTTTGTATAATTATTCTTAATATCTTCTTCCGACATTATGAGTGCGCATATAATAAGATGGATGTGCCCTCTTCTTCTAAATATTTGATTCTTGGGATATATTTAGCATACTCTGAAATTCTTCCCATGTATAGCTCTTCTTCAGTCCAATTTAAAAGTTTGGCTTTGATTGGGTGGTGGATGTGGCTTTCTGGAGTGGCAGTTGAACTTGTTTTATATACAATCAATGTCTCACCATCAATCGGGCAATCGGTCCCAGTGTGTTTCATAAATAAATATTTTCTCATTTTAGTTCCTATGTTTATTAAATAAAGTGTTATAAATATGTATGTGTGAATATATAGATGATTGCTGTTGAAATGTATATTATAAAAATATTTTTATGATGGAATGAATATATGTCAAAAAGCAATATAGAAACACCACATGATTATTCATATAATATGGAGGTTCATACTACGCATTTTGACAATGAAGTGCATACAAAACACCACCAATGGATTTGTGAAAAAATTAAATGTGAGCGTGATAAACGTAGGATGTATCGTGAAATTACTAAAATCGTCATGCAATGGTCAATTCCTGCTATATCTGGAGCTGTTTGGTATTGGCTAAAAAGCCACTGGAATTGAGTATTAAAAGGTGAGATGGTCTTAAGACCATCTCACCTTTCTTTTTTACATATCATACTTATCATCTGAGGTAATATGACATGTTGCATTTGCTTGTAGCATAGCCATTAGAATTCATCCCAAGT